CGGGAGCACGCTACCCGGACCCATCCATTTCTGGAGTTTCCCGGACGTGTTAAGCTGAAGATGCTTTCGAATACTTGTTGCCATTCCAAACGATTTAACCATCGTGAGGACCATGGTATCGAGTGTAGAGGGCTATCGGAGGTTCTTTTGTTAACTACAAGGACTGTCAATCCCTGCAGTCTCTCTTCTTGGTCGGTAGTTCCGGCTCACTATAATTGCCTAATATACACTACTTAAAATTCTTGGATAAATATTAATTAACATCCGCTTAATAATAAGCATAATTATTAGACAGTTATGAACGCTGTAATCTATTTAGTTTACGCCATAATCTGATAGTCTTAGCCACTCGTGGTCGGGGTGACCCGAGCACTTCGCGCTGTTCGCGCTTTGAAGTGACCTTAACAGGCAGACGTACAATAAACTTTTCGAAATTTACATACTGTTCAAGTAGTTCAAGGAGGGAATCCTGATCTACTGAATGAGAACGGAGGATGGCTCTTTGCCGTTCCTTCTTATATTTAAATAAGTCAATTAATGGCAACTTTCGGAGTGACATATCCATCACCCTAATCCACCATTGTTTTAACCCAGGGAAATCTGTTTCCGCTACGTCCTTTGGCATAAACGACGCAAATGCATGGTTTAGCCTCGTTCGCAGTGACTCAGGGTCCCTAGCATTAATCAATGACTTCAAGGAATCAATGGTAGGCTTACTCCACCCCTCTTTGGGCGATACGACTGTATTCCATGAACGCAATCGCATCCATTCCCAAAGGTTGGCTGTGGGTTGTACTCCATTAGGTTGACGAAGCAACAATAGTGTTGATCTCAAACTTCGAGGTAGTTTAGCAAAACGGCTGGTTGCCGCTCCACTAGCTGCCTTGAATCCGAAACCTAGTGAACGAGCAATGGCGTAGAGGGTTGGTGTATTACTAGTACGCTCCTTGGTGGCTTTCACCACTTCTGGAACGGCTGATGGCCCGAGCCAGCTACACGCAGCTCCGACAAGAGGGAGCGGAGTTACCTCCTCTCCATTGTAGAAGAAACGTTTTGCGAATTCGAGACATAAGTTTTTACTTACAATCGATTTAGAAAAACCGATCTCTACACCTATCTCCTCCATTAAACGAACATACTGGTTGGCGACTAGATGATTCCCTATCACTACATCGTCCCCCAGAACACCATATTCGGAGAACCATCTTTTCCATCCGGCTCTCTTAGCCGCAAATTGGATTAAAGCATGGTGTACCAGAGCCAACATAGCCCAAGAAGAATACGCTCCCATTGGTTGGCCAACAGCGTATTTCACATCCTTCCCAATCTTCTTCTCCCCGTGGGTTTTAAGCCATTGAGATGGAAGACGGTATGAACGATCCACAAGAAGCTTGCGCCAAAGTGAGGCAAATTCAAGGGTTGTAAACTGGCTAAGGATTATCTCCTGCAAACGCACAGGGATACGATCCGTGGCCGCAGACAAATCAAATGAGGCAACATACGTCGCTCCACTCGCACGTAACCTACCTATTAATTTCTTAACAGGGGCTACATGGTCAAACGTCCCGTCCTCGGGTATTACCTTCAGGACCTCATCGAAAATAAATCGATGCAAAGGATACAGCAACCACTGTGTGAAGCAGTCCACCATGGCGACTACCCTCATCTTACCAGGCTCCTCTACTACTGAAAGGCGACCTAAGTTACCAAATTCGGGATTACTCGAATCACTACTAAATTTCTTACCGACCCGAAATTTCATCTTTTTATAGATATACTCATTCTTGCCAGCTCGCCAAGCAGCGTGATCAACGAGGTTCCAATAATTTGTAATTGCCAGCATCGAAAGTAGCGTTTCCAGTAATTGTGGTCGGGAAACCCAACTCACAACGTCCTTGACGATACTTCCAACGGAGGTGATCCCGTCGACAGAGTTAGGACCTGATTTCATCAGGGGAGTAAATCGAACCTTACCTTCGCCTCCACCAAGAGGTAAACCACCATCTTTGGCTGGGCCATGGCCATACTTAAGAATCCGTTTGCGAAACGGAAACCAAGTTGAATTGAATATTCCATTCGGGCCTCCATGCAGCGCGGTCATGGTACGATAAGGACCAAAGTCCCCAGTCGCAACATGCCGAGCCTCAATGAAGGACTTCCCGATCCGGTTTTCGGGACTCACCATCCTCTCCTCCGTCCAATGACGTTCTTGAGGACGGTCAGCGCGTTCAGTCTCCATGGAACGTCCACCCAGGGCAATCACCATTCCTCGGAATCTTGGAGCGAACTCCTCGAAACCTAATAATAATGATTCCTTAAGTGTAACCCCAGGAGTGATTACAGACCAGAACTTCAACTTCCCTTTAAAGTCCAATACTCTATACAGAGTAAAGAAACCTAACCAGAGTCGTATCACTCCACGATCTCCCTGTGCAATTCGGATTCGGTGACTCCCAGGTATCACTCTAGGGATACCAGAGTGAGAGAGGGCAACCGCACTTCCGGCTAACCGAGGGTTAACAATCTTGTTTTGAGCCAACGAACGCATCAGTGACACGTTCGCCGCTTTAAGATAGATCGCTAAACCGCGATGTCCCTGAAAACGGATAAATCCAACCACAAACTTCGAAAACACGAATGAAGCTTTCACCCAACTAAGAGAAGAACCTCCTACGACTAAAGGAGTTGATCTTACGAGCAACCCAGTTAATCGTGTCGTGGATTTTACACCACGTTGCCAAATAGACCGAGCTGTCTTCAGTTGTGAAACTGAGAACAAGTTCGTCATGGTAAATAAATTGATAAGATTTTAATTTAACCATACTTATCCCTTAAGGTAAGTCGAAGAGGTGTTTAGCCTCCCAAAAGGTATTACTACCCTTTTCCCTTGAGACTATCTCAGGATGTTTCCCTTACGAGACAAGATCTATTCCTTCGGTTTCCGGAATGTCGGGGACCTCGATGCTGCAGTTTTAGTGCTAACACCGGCCGGGCCGCAGGCAGGCTGTTAAGCCCAGAGGGTTAGTCTCGAGGTTGCCAAAAGCAACAACGTTACTATTCAAGACCCCCCTCCCATGTGGGATTTCCCTAAGAGAAGATTCACGAACCCGTTTGATAGGTTCTACTTTCTTTCGGTTCCTCTTTATCCACATAGGAGGCTTACCGTGGTTCGATACCACTTCGCCAGCTTGGTTATTGTTTCCCAAGACTGAATCTCTCCTAGCAAAATTGCTCTTCTGGTGCCTCACACTGTTCACTACAAATGTAGTTGATACGGTTATGGCCTAGTACCAATACTCACCGTGATAGACATCCCGACAACGGTCGGTTCCCTTCCGGTGCACTACAGAGATAAGGTTGACGGCAAACAGCCTACTTACCTCCTATACACCTTCCGGTTCTTTTCGAAATCTCATAATGGTTTTCGACGCCACTATGTTCTTGTTGAAAAGATTGCAAGCAACACCGTGTGCGAATGTATCACGCATAGTTGTACACTACAAACTATCAAGCATTTTGGACCGTAACTGAACAGGTAACAATGCCTGGGCGTTCAGAGAAGGCTAATAACCTAAGGTACCACCATTCAACATAACTGAAGATGCTGATGACACATTAAGTCACTCGCAACAACTCCTAGCAATAGGACTTGATTGCCGATCCCGCAAG